GCTAGTGTTCCAGGTGGTGTAGTACCGTAATAATATTCTGCTGTTGTGACTCCACCTATCAAAGATGACTGAGCATCACCTGTGCCAGTTCTATTTCTTTTTTGAAAGGGAATCCAAATAACAGGATTTTTATTGTATCGGTTTAGATTAGAATAAGGATAAGACGTATTACCAGCGGCATAAGGGATACTAGCATCAAACTTGATATTAATATTTCCAGTAGTGTCTGAAACTTGCGCTGTTCCTGCAATAACCCCTGGTGAATATCCGACATAGTTGACGGCTCGTTCGGTGGGCAACATAAAGACGATTGAGTCGTCTCCTGCTCCTGCGAAGGGTACAGTTTGATATTTGGTTGTGTCATAGGAAAACTCTAAGTTGTAGCTAAGGACTTGATGATGGCCTGCCGTATTTGTTGTAAAATAGATGGGCAAGTACCATAGCTCATCTTCTTCTGTATATGTGGTAGCTTGTGTTGCATCTGCTGATAGTTTATTACCCCAGCGTTCTAGTGGGTCAAACCAAACTGTGTTGTTGGTATTACCTTCTGAACCCTCATAGAAGCCGATAGTTCTTTTACCTTCATCAAAATCTCTTGTAGATCCATCAAGTGCGCCACCTTTGCCCCACTGAAATAATCTCCAAGACTTATCAACACCAATATTTTGTGAAGTTGGTAAACCTTCACGGCTAACAGTTTTACTAATAATCTGTTTAGTTTCACTTCCACCTACGGCAAAAGTTTTTGTTTGTGTGCTTGTAAGCCAAGGCGATGATATGTTTGGGTTACCGCTTACTTTATAAGTATATCCACCAGCACCATCTGGTACTGAGTCTACAATCGATGTAAAAGACCATAGATACCAACCGTTTTTATAAACCCAAACTAAGTTTAGTTTTGGAACAACAAGCATAAGTTGCTCATATACTTCATCATAGGTTAGATGCACTTGGCTAGTATTATCTCTAAAACGATAAACAAAGTCTGGGGAGTTTAAGTCTGTTCCTACAAAACCGTTAGCTGCAAAGTAGTGAACAAAGGGATTTACTGTGCTATCTGTGAAGAAACGCTTGATTGGAAGTGAAACTTGTTCTGCGGAAAAGCCTGTTCCAGTAGAATATACTCCGTTATCATCAACCCAAAAGATTCTATTTTGACGGAACAGAATAGCGTTTGGACCTAAGCAACCTATTTCGCTATGAACCTCAGTCATACGGCCAGCGGTTAAGAGAACACCTTGTGATGGTTGGTAAATAAAAGTTTGATCTTTGGACCAAACGATTATCATCTCGTTAAACGTTTTTATTGCTGTAATATCAGAACGTAGTTCGTGAAAGGTAAAAGTATTATCACCGATGATAGCGTTTGAAACACCTATATCTGAAAAGTAGATAGATCTTCCAGAAGCATAAACAATACGTCCGTCGTTAGCATCTAAATCTACGATACCACTTAGCTCATCATCTGTAATATAGGCATATGCATCAGTAAACAAACCATCTTTAAAACTTATTGGAGTTATTAGGGATGTTTCACTGTATTGATTTGTTAGTGAAGACCATACATGGTCTCTTGAGTTTAAGTTATTAACCCGTTTATCTCTATTAGTTATAAAAGCTGCTGGGTTGTAAATAAAGACACCTGATTCTTTTGAACCAAAATAGACTTTGCCTAGATAATCACTGAAAAAGAAATCATCACTTTTAGCTTCTTTTATGCTTGAATAGTTTAACAAAGGTGGTCTTGCTTCAAGAAAACCTCTGTAATAACCAGTAGTTTGGTTAGTCTTCTCTTGTTCGGCAGTGTGATCGTAGAGAACTTCCTGCCAAAAGTTATTTGTAGTTACGTCATAGATGTTAACACAGTAGTAATCAAGGTAATCTGTGCCTGCTTCTGCTTTATATCCAGTCCATCCTCGTGCTAAAAACACAGAAAGGATCTGTTCATGACCAAAATCTGTTACAAAAGTGTAAGAACCTAAGTGTTTCCTTAGACCAAACTCCTCGTTATTTGCTGTAAGACCAGTTATGCGCGCAGTTAAAGGAGCGTTAAACTCCATAAGAGTACCAAAACCATCACGAGTTTCGTAAAGTCCACGGTTTTTATAAAGGTTTTGGATAAACGTTTGGTTGTTGTAAGGGTCGCTAAGAGCCATACCGTCTGTTATTATATCTATTTCTTTTTTAGGACTGGCCATCATATCTCCACTTAAACCCACCACAGGTTGCTTGTTTGTTGCGGCAAACTCTTGAGATACCGTTTCGATTAGCTTTGGTTAAGTCTTCTGCTTCCTTAGCGCTATTAAAGGTAGCGATTAACTTTCCGCTTTTATTAAGTTGGATTACTTTCTTAGACCTGTATTGATTTCCACGCAGAAACTCTGTGTGCTGCTTAATAAGTTCTGGCGACCTTGGTATCCCTTTATTCCAAGAAACCTGTCCAGTGCGATCTGGTGGTCTTCCTGCGGTCATACAGATATTTAACTGAGGCTGATATATATCGATATAGAGTTGTTCCATCTTTACAAGATTTGTTTCTTCACAGTTGATGAGAACACTGAACTTGTGATTATCAGGACCATATTTTTTTAAAGAGTTATAAATCGCTTGCTGTGCCTTACAACGAAGCTTTTTGTAGTCTCTCCATCTTTCTGAACAACTAACGGAGCTTCCAATATAAGTCTTTCCGTTTGGTGAAACTATTCTATAAATACCTATTTCTCGTTTATGGTAAGCCATATTTTAGTTCCTTTCACAGTGATTCATATATTTACCACCTTAGTAATATGTTGCTTCGTCTGTTCCTACGACGTTATTGTTTTGATTCCATGACCTACCAGTCATAAGGTAAGAATCTAACTCGTTTTTTCTCATAGAAAGTTGAGCCATCAAGATTGGATTAGCAGCAAAGTCTTTGATTTGGTAGTGTTTACAAGCCATAAGTGCGATAAGGTCACCATAATATGTTGCTATTTCGTTTAGATAAACACCACCACCTGATGCTGTATTACCAACTGTAAACGGTTCTGTGGGAAAGCCAACATATTCTACAAGACAACTATCAGCTTGTTCGCTAAATAAAAGCTGTGTTCCTCTCAACATATAACGGTTTACACCGTTTCGCATCTCTACGAGTGAGTTTGAAGCTTGCAAGTAATAGCGTGCTAGCCCTGTGCCAGCATCTGAGCGCGCTACTCTCATCAGACGATACATCCTATCAGCAACAGGAGCACTGCCCATGATAGCGTTTCCTGAAGCTCCTGGGACAGCTAAGTCCAAAGTATCAGCGTTGATATTGATGTAGTTCTGAGAAGTTCCAAACAAGTTACTATCTGATTCAGCAGCTTTAAAAGTTAACTCTCTCCATCCTAAGTTTAAAAAGTTTACTTTTGTATTATCATCCATAAAAGTAAGATCGGAATCATCTACATATTGTTTAAACAGTTCTGCGATTTGTGCTGTATTCATGTGTTATTACTCCGTTGGCCTTCTATTAATAACTGCTAAGTCGTTACTTTGTGCCTGTTGCCGAACTTGACCACGTTGTGTAGTCATAGCGTTTACCAACATAGCGTCCTCAGCAGAACCTTCTATCTGTTGTTCAGCAGCTTGTGGGCTTTGAGTTACAAGTCCTTCTAACATCTTATCTTGATCGTTTGTGGGCAAGTGTGTTGGGAATACTCTGTATTTAACTCTATTCTCACCAGGGTTATTAGGATCAGGTGGAGTGTAAGTAGCCAAGGCAATAAGAATATCTCTCATGTAATCCTGAACAAACTGAGCTAACTCATAATATTCAGGTGTTTTCATGTAATCACCAAAGATCGAAGTGAACTTTGGAATATCATCAGTAGCAAAGATTTCAATCTGTGCGCCTGCTTTAACAGCATCAAGCATATCTTGAACGTGATTGCGTGATTGGATTTCTTCAAGAACCATGGCGTTGCCTGTCTTAAAGGAGATTTCACGCATAGCCTGCTTTTTATCGATAAGGCCAAGTTCAAGTAAGTTAAGAATCTTAGCATCTCTATCTTGGGCTTCATCACGGAATAGTGAACCAGCTTCGATAAACACTTCTGGTTTATTAACAATACTTGTTTGTGATAGTGAACGCCAAACTAACTTGCCTGTTGTATCCATCATGTTAATAAAACGTTCTTCGGTGTAATACTCTTTCATCAACTGAAGAACAGATTCAGACATCTTCTTAACAGCGTTTTCGATGTTTTCCTGAGTCATAACTAACTGACTAACATCTTGCTTGCCAAGGGCCTCAATAGCTTTACCAGAGGTCACACCTACTGCTCGCTTGCCGAGTGTAGTTGAGTGAACACCAGCAACGTCCAGCATCTCGCTCTGTAAGCGCGATACATGGTCGAGAACATAGCTAGGCATACCTTTCATCGCTATTTGTTGAGGAGCGCCACCAGCGGCGTTGTAGTAGATCTTTTCACCGGGGGTTCCACGGATTGATGAACCGTTTACACCAGACGTTTTTGGAATCAACCACTTTGGGTTTGACATCATCTCAACGTTCTGAACGATTTGGTTTCTAACTTTATTGTAGAGGTTTTGAAGATCTAAGATATTTGACACCATGCCGATGCCCCACAACTTATCAGGTAAGTTTGTGTAGCGAATAAACTGAACAGGAATACCCTTGATTGGGCTTTTTCCTTTGTAAAGCCAAGTGTTACCCATAACGATGCCGTAGTTGCCATCTTTAAAGTATACTGAGTAAATCTCTACACGAGGATAATAAAAGGATTCACCTTGATATGACTTAGTATGTGGGTAAGAGTTGTCTTCTGATTGGTCAGATGATAAAGCTTGAGCGTCGTTGATTGCTTCCATATGTTGTGGATATGCAGCTTCAAGGTCTTTTTTACGAACAATCTTACGGCAAGCAATAAAAGAAGATTCATCTGGATTAGAACATCCAGCTTCAAAGAAAAGATCGTAAGGTGAGATAACTTCTAGTTTAATACAATCGTCTTGTTCGTCGTAGTATTCTTTTAAAGCACAGTTACCGCAGGAGACTAACCACTCAATAGCGGTAGTTAGTTCGCGTTTTACACTTTGACTATGATAAAAATATTTAAGTGCTTCCTCAGAAGACTTTGCTTTGATGATATCTTCGTTAGAAGGTGAAGCAGGCATAACTGAAACACCTGGATAGTTAGTTGCTAAACGTGATGTTACAGCACGATACATATTTAAAATCAGGTTTACGATTAACTGATTCCGTCCAGGCTGATTCCGAAGGGTTACATACTGTTGAAGAGACTTATCATAACGAACGTTCTGTTGTCCGTTAAGATACATGAGAGATAAATCCCATACTCTAGTTTGATTAAGTTTAGCGTTTCTAGCTGAATCCAACATAGATTTGATTTGTGTAGGAAAGCCATCATGTTCTAGATTGTCTTGCATCAGTTGCTTATCTCCTTATCATCACTATTGCTAAACTTGTTGTATAAAGCTAAAGCTTGTGTAAAAGCATCACCGGCACTTGCTTTCTTTTTCTTTTTCTTCTTGGCTTCTTTTTCTGGCTGTTCAGCTAAAGCGCTGGGCCGTTCCAACTCTTGTTCTGCTTCTGAAGCTTCTTGAAAGATTTCTTCTTTTCGGTCACCATCACCAAACACACTACCAACAGCTTTGCCAGCTTTGTAACCAGCAGCAGCACCTTTAGGACCGCCTTTAACACCACCAGCAATAGCACCACCAACAGCAACAACGTCAGAAAGAACATCACCAAACGACGTTTCCATAGACATATTTGCAGCGGCAGTTTTGCGTATTTTTGCTGCTCTTCGTTCGTCTTCTTTTTTTGTGTCAAAGACTTTACCGCTTGGTAAGCTTCCTTTATATTTAGTCATGATATATGTCCTGTAAAGTTGAACTACCTTGCAGTTCTTCTTGCTTATCCCACATCTGGTTTTGGCTTAGTTCCCAGTCAATCTTACTGGTCATAGCACTTAATAAGCAAGACAAATCATACCCTATTTTCGATAACGCTGTAATAGCAGCAAGATAGAAGATGATTTGTAATACTGAAAAGATAGTTATCATAAATATAAACTCCAGAAGAGGGGCAGCCCAAGCGACTGCCCCCCTCCCAAAAATAATCTCTTAGAGAGAAACGCCGATTAGAGCACCGTTTGCGTTAGGACGCTCACAGTATTCGTCACAGTACATGCGGAAGTAACCCTCGTAAGCGTCGATACCTCCGGTACCAACACCAGCACGAGCTAGGATGTTTCCGTCTAGGTCAGCAAAACCTGCTTTCTCTAGTTCGGCAAGCTTCCAAACCTTAGTGTGCATGAAGTATAACATGTTCTTACCAGCGTCAACTGAAACGCGGATTGGGATGTTATTAAATCCTAGACCACTGAAACCACCGTCGCCCTTACCAGCACTACCAGTGTCTTTGTAAAGGTTACCGGGAACACCAGCAGCAGTAACACCAACCAAGAGGGCAGTGTAAGAAGCACGCTGTGATGGGTTCATCATGATGATGTCTGGCTCTAAACCTGACTCTGAGAAGATGCTATCAGTAAGAGTTTGCATACGCTCAAGAGCTAAGTTCTGGAACGTATCGTAGTCAGCAGCAACGCCACTGTCTTCGACTGAACGGATAGAATCAGACTGTAGTGCAGAAACACCAGTTGCATCAGTTCGGTCAACACCGAAGTGGCTACCAGAAGCGAGGTTAGTCGCGATACCAGTGATTTCAAGGTTAGCGTTAGCTAGTGCAGCAGCATCACCAGTGATTTCAACAGCGTAGCAATCATCATCACGAAGCTGTGTAAGCGCAGCGTAAGCAGCACCAGAAGTAATAACAACCGTGTTAGCAGCAGTATTTACTGAAGTAACAGTTAAGAGTACACCAGCGTTCTGGATTGCGTAATCGCTCATGCGACGCATCTTGACCTGAAGTGATCCACCAGCGGCAACAGCAGCAGCGCGCTTGCGCTCTAGCTCAGTAGCATCACCAGAGAAGGGGATGTTTGTACCACCAGCAGAGTTAGCTAGGGCACCGGGAGCACCGTTGCTTACGAGGGTGTGAATCCAACCAGTAGTTGTCTGACCTGAGAAGGTAGCAACGTTGGCTCTCTTACGAACGTCTTCGACAAGCTTGCGTAGTTCAAGGTCGATGTAGTTACCGAAAGAGTAAGCGCCTTTAGCACTTGAGATAGCTGGACCACTTAGTTGAAAGCGACCGTAAAGGAACTTCGCAGTGATTTGAAGCTCTTCGTAAGTCTGGTTACCAGCAGTTGGTAGAGCAGCGCCTTCAGCAGCGAAGCCTACACCGTTGTTACGGGCGACGTGAACAGGAACGACAACGCGCTTACCTGACCAGTCAAGTTTGGCCTTTTCGAATAACTCAAGCATGAGAACTTCTTGGTTGAGCTGTTCCGCGATTGCCTTCGCGTAAAAGTTTTTTAGAACACTATCGAGTGTTGCGATTGATGCTGACATAATAAAATCTCCTTATAGTTGTTTATGTCCGGTCTAGTTAGACCAGTTAGCTTTTAAATAATCAAATAGAGAGTTACGAGCCTGATCCATGTTTTGTGGACGTGATGTCCGACTTGAACCAGGAAGTCTCCCTTGTAGCGAGCTACCAGCAGAACTTATAACAGGTGGCGCGTCTGGTCTTACGACGGGTGGCGCTGACTGTGGATTAGTCTGTAAGTATTCATCGATTGCTTGCTCGCGAAGTACGTTAACGAAAGTAGAATAGCGCTCTGCTACATCCATAACGTCTACGTCTGGGTCGTTAATAACGGCCTGAAGGATAACATCCTTTGAAACATCAGGAAATCTTTGAGTGGCAAAGCCAATCTCCTGAGATAGTTTTTGTTGTTCGTGAGTTACTTCCATCTGGTAGATACGATCTTCATATGTTTGTAACTTGCTATCCATAGGATCTGAATAATCATCATAATCTGAAAGATCATCATAATCGATTACTGAATCGTAGGATTGTTGAACAGGTTGTGTATTCTTCTGATTATCAAGCTGTGATTGAAGGTCTGACAACTGGCTTTCTAAAGCAGAAGTCTTACTTCTTAACTCGTTTCGTGCTTCGATTACACTTTTGAAACGGCTATAAGGGACGTTGTGACCGCCCTCGTCTGGTTCAGGGGCTGACGAAACCTCTGGATTATCGTCTACTTGTGTCTCAACAGCAGGCGCTGCTTCAACTGGTTCGATATTATCTTCAACAACTTGATTATCTTCTTTAAAGAGGTCAGCGACCGCCTCTCTATCTTCTTGGTTTAAAAAACTCATATACGCTATTTCTCCATCGCCCACTTTTTAACGAGGTTGTGTCCCCGTGGCTCATATTTTACCACACTACCTTCACAGAACCTCAAAGTTGGATAAGAGATTATCTAGTGGAGACTCATCTGCCCAGTAATCTGCTGGAACTTTACTTAGCGGTTGACCTGTAGCGTGCTCAAAAGCAATCATCTCTGCTACGTTACGGGGTCTATGTAACCTTTTCTTCTCTTCTTCGACGAAGAAAGCTTGATCCATACCCATCAAGGCGAAGCCCAGGGACATGATAAGGTCATCATGGAATCCTGTCTCAGCAGTTGCCTTACCTTTCTCGTTGTATATGAAGTTCATGAACTCATATTGTAGTCTTTTATCTTTAATAGGAAGAATATTTGACGTTATAGTGCTAACAAGTTTAGCAATAAGTATGGGCCGGGTAGCAGTAGAAGTATAAAAGCCAAGCTTATCTGTAAAGCTTCCTGTAAGTTTGTCATATTTGGTCTCGGTAAATAGATAAGGATACTCTGCTGCGCGCAAATCTTCGATAATAGCTTGTCCATAAGAGTTACGCTCACAGACGATTAGCGGCTGGTATTTGCTGCACACCTTCTGTATTTCCTTTGAGTATTCTTTCAAGCTTAGACGGTCATAGAACGTGGCTACAAGGTCCATCTTATCTCTGTTGGTGATGTCAATAAGAGCAGCAGCACTAAAGTCTCCTGTTGGACTACCTGAAGCGGTGTCAACACCCAAGATATAAGTCTTATATTTGTTAGGTGGACTAAAAAACTTCCAACCAAACTCAGTTGGGGGCTTGATAAGGTTAGTTGAAAACTGAGGAAATACAAAAGTACCGGATGCGATGAAAGCATCTTCATCACGAGCAGGGTATTCTTGTTTAAAGGTATGGATATTGTTACCACAACGTGTGCGTAGCGTATAAACAAACCAGTTTATTTGTGTTTTTGATAAAGAGTTTTCTTTTATGTAAGCTTTTTCAACGTCAGTTAGCTTCCAACCCTTGGGAAACTTCTTTCGATTGTATTCTTTGTGCTCTTTCCAAGTAAGGAATAGCTTAGTATAGGCGTTTTCATCAGCCCAAAATAGGTAGAAATCGTTTAAACCTTTAGGAGTTGTCTCTAAGATGATGATTGGATCGTTAGATGCGGTCTGGAATAGGGACTGAATAGTAGTATTCATGTCAGCCCAGAAGGCAACCTCTGATGCATGGATACAACTGAACGTAGAACCACGGAAGTTTTGACTATTTGCTGTGCCAATCTTAATAGATGAGCCTGTAACAAACGCTAGTTCGTTAGCTGAGGCAGCAGTTGTCTCAATCTTTAGGAAAGACGGAAGGTTATGATAGAACCTTTGATAGATTTGATAGATGTTTTTAACAGCAGCGTGAGTATGGGCTACTACAGCAATACGAGTATTGGTATTAAAAAGCGTTTCGTGGAAGAACTTAGCAGCAATATAGGTTGATGAACCCATCTGACGTGATTTAAGGATAGCAATAAAAGAGTTATCTTTCAGTTCCTCTTCGATTCGTTGCTGAATATGATTAAGTCTGAGGGGAATAAGGTTATCGTTCTTGTCAATAATCTTTAAATAAGTTTCAGCAAAATAGATGAAGTCATCCTTGCAAAGCTTAACTTCGTTAAGGATTTTAAGTTGATCTGATTTTTTCACTTATTCGTCACCGGCCTTCTTACCTGCGATGATGCCTAAGATAGCATCGTTGATATCGCCGCCAGACTCTGACTTAACGATTTCAGCTAATAGCTTAAGAGCATCTAACTTTAAACGCGAACGCGTTCCGCGAGATTTTTCTACATCGTCATCAGGTTGAGACATGATGAACTCTGCAATAAGAGTTTTTAGGTCTTGGTTAGTTAAATCACTGTAATCAGGCATACCTTCTAATACCTTGTCTAATCTTGATTTACTCATGTGTTATTCTCCTTTATGCGGGTGGCTTTATGCTGCCGTCTTTTCGAAAAAGGCCAGGCGTCTTTTTATCTTCATAGTCTCGTAACATCTTCTCAGCGCCAGGACCAGCAATCAGCATCATAAGTTGTAAGGCAGGACTCATAGCTTTGCCACCCAGCTTACCTAAAGCTTTCTTAACTAAGCGAGACTTAGCAGCTTCTCTTAAAGC